CTCGTCGGCGTCGTCGACGCGGTGTGGGGCGGCGTCTGGAAGACGGAAGGCTGGCTGCTCGTCTGCCTGACCTCGCTCGTCGCAGCGCAGATCGCTGAGAGGATGCGCGGCTGATGGGTCTGCTCGCCCGCGTAACCAGTGCTGCGGGAGCGGCTGCCGGTCAGATCCTCGGCCGCGACGTTCAGCCGCTCGAGGGCACCAACATGTCGCTCTGGAACTCGATCATCCCGAACTTCTGGACGGAGAACGGGCTGAACGCGGCCGGCCAGATGTTCTTCCCCGGCAACGGGCTGCTCGCCGAGCGCACCTGGATCACGAATCGCTGCATCCAGATGAACGCGCAGCAGGTCGCGTCGATGCCGTTGCGCTTCGAAGCTCCGAACGTGGCGGAAGCGACCGAGCCGATGTGGGTCTGCAACCCCGACCCGCTGTTCTACCCGAACGGTGTTTCGGACGCGATCTTCGCGCTCGTCGCGGACATGTACGGCTGGGGCTACGGCCTCGCGTTCATCACGCAGAGGTACGCGAACGGGTACCCGCGCAACTGGACGACGATCCCGGCGCGGATCTGCGAGCCGCTGTGGCGCGACGGTGTCCGCGAGTACAAGATCCTGGGCGGCGACACGCTGAACCCGGACGACATCATCCAGATTGACCGGAACCCCGGCGCGAACGCGACCTTCCAGGCGCACGGCACGCCCGCGATCGCCTCGTATGCGCAGCTGGCCTGGGGTTTGCTCGCCGCCGGCAACGCGTCGCTCGAGGTGAACACGGGGGGGATCCCGAAGGTCGCGCTGAAGTCGCAGCGGAAGCTCGACTCGAAGCAGGCGAAGGCGATCCAGGACCAGTGGCAGGAGAGGACGGCGGCACGGTCTGGTGCTCCGCCGGTTCTGCCGCCAGAGCTCGACTTCAAGGAGTTGTCGTTCAACCCGAAGGACCTGTCGCTGCTGGAGAACCAGGACTTCAACGCGGTCAACCTCGCGGCTGCGTTCGGCATCCCGGCGATTCTGTTGAACCTGTCGGTCGGTGGCGGTCGCGGAAACGCGAGCCTGACCTACCAGAACCCTGGGATGCTTGGTGAGATGTGGTGGCGCTTCGAGCTTCGCCCGACGGCGAAAAGGATCGCGGACGCGTTCACTTCGCAGGCGCTGCCTGCAGGGCAGTGGGTCTGGTTCGACGCGAACGACACGTTCATGCCGCTGCATCTCGAGCAGGGCGTTACCGCTGGACCTTTCGCAACCGAGTCGGACGATCCGCAGCGTGCGGATGAAGATGCTCCACAAACGCCGGATGCCCCGCCAACGGCGGGAGCTTCACCGGCCCAACAGAACAACCCGCCGCAGCCGCGGCTGGTTGGCCTAGGGAGGAACTGATGACCGAAGTGGTGGAGGAGGCCAAGGTCGGGCGCGACATCCTCGTCCGCACCTTCGCCGTCCAGGCAGAGGCCGGGGACGGTCGCACGATCAACGTACGGGTCGTTCCGTTCAACGAGGTGGCGGACGTTGCTGATCCGCCTGACTTCAAGCCGTACAAGGAGCAGTTCATGCCGGGAGCGTTCGCTCGGAACGAGCCGCATGCGCACCGGATCCGGCTGCGGTCGGATCACGCGGCCCTGGACGAGAACGGCGGACGCAAGTCTGGAACCTCGGGGATCGTCGGCAACGGCGTCAAGCTGACCGAGACGGACGGCGGGTACGAGGGCGAGTTCAAATTCCTCGACACGCCGGACGCGATGACCGCGCGCGAGCTCGTCCTGAACGGTGGCTACGACGGTGTCTCCGCTGAGTTTCTGCCGATCAAGTCGATGAGGACAGGCGACGGGATCGTGCAGCGCCAGGTTGCCCACCTCGACAGCGTCGCGCTCGCGACCGGGCCGGCGTACTCAAGCGCGGCCATCTTGTCGCTTCGAGAGGAGCAGATCGTGGACGAGATCGTGGACAAGTCTATGTTGCCGCCCCCGCCCGACCCGGCGCTGCTCGAACGGTGCGCCGAGCTTGGGATCGAACTCCCCGAGGACATGGCGATCCTGCTGGCACGCTCGTACACGGACGCTCCGTGGGACGGGTCGGAGTCGCGTTGGGACACGCCCGAGGCGTACTGCAACGCCGCCGCCATCGACCTGAACACCGCCGGCATGGCGAAGACCAAGGCTCGCTGCCATCTCCCGTTCAAGGAGCCGAGCGGCGAGATCAACGTCGGCGGCGTCCGGGCAGCCCTGTCCGAGATCGGCAAGGGAAATCCGCTTGACGCGACGCAGGCACAGCGCGACGCGGCTGAGGTTCGGCTCAAGCGGATCCTCGACGCATTCAACTCGACCAGTTCATCCACCTGATCCTCTACTCTTGAATCGCTCAGAGCACACGGCGCACCTCGAACCAACAGGCACCCCGGCACTGACCGGCACCCCTGACATCGACACCCGCCACTCAACGTCAATGTCAACCAGTACGGAGGTGTAAGTAATGGGCGCATCGACGACGCAGGCGGAAACCCGCCTGGCGATGCTGTTCGAGGAGCGCGAGATCACGACCGAGAAGTGGGAGGCGCTGAACGCGCAACTCAACTCTCGCGACGACAAGACGCTCAACGAGGTCGAGCAGGAGCACATCCTGAAGTACCGCGACCGCGTGACCGAGATCGACGCGGAGACGACGCAGTTGTCCGCGGACATCGAGTCGACCAGGGCCGCGATTGCGGTCGCCAAGAAGGCGCGGCAGCAGATGGCCGGCGTCGAGGACGGCGTCGAGGCGGAAGGCGACGGCATCATCTATCGCGACTTCGCCGTCTACGCACGCGACATGATCCTCAGCCGCGACTCGGTGCATTGCAGCGAGATCGCCCAGCTGGCAGGCGGTAACGACGCCGTCCTGAAGGCTCGCGAGCGGCTGGCGCTGCTCAAGAGGACTCCGGCGAACACGCTTTCGAGCAACGTCGCCGGACTCCAGACCCCGCAGTACCTCGACCAGATCTTCCAGATCATCAACAAGAACCGGAATCTGGTCAACTCGGGCATGAGGACCTCGCTGATGCGGGGCACGCTCACCTACCCGAAGGTCACCACCCGCCCGGTCGTCGCGGTGCAGGCCACCCAGAAGACCGAGGCAGGCAACCAGGGCATGGTCGTCGACCTCGTCACGCAGACCGCGTCCACCTACCTCGGTGGCGGCGACCTGTCGTGGCAGGCGATCAACTGGACGACGCCGGACGCGCTGTCGCTCTGGTTCGACCTGGCCGCAGCGGACTACGCACTGAAGACGGAGCAGGACGCCGCGAAGGCGGTCACCGACTCCGCGTACACGCACCGCATCGGCACCCAGGTCGGCGCGACCGACACCTTCGCCCAGATGATGACGGGCATCGGTGCCGGATACGCCGCTGTGTTCGCGAACAGTGGCCGTGTCGCCGACACGATCTACCTCGCCCCGGACCGCTTCGGCTACTTCCTGGGGCTCACGTCGAACGCGTTCACGCAGTTCATGAGCGTCAACGGCCAGAACATCGGGCCGCTGAACATCGTGATCTCGCGCGGACTCGACTCCGGCACGATCATCGTCGGGGACTCGGCGGGTCTGCTCGTCGCAGAGACGGCTGGGGCTCCGGTCGAGCTCCGCGTCGTGGAGCCTGCGATCGGCGGCGTCGAGGTCGGCATCATCGGCGCGTTCGAGGCCGATGTGGTCGACGACGGTTCGTTCGCACTCATCACGACCGCCTCGTAACCAGGGGCGCTGAATGGAGAAGGGGAGGCTCGGGTCCACAGCCGAGCCTCCCCGCTCCGAAAGGAGACTCGATGGACAACGTGTCAGGAACGGAGTCAGGGACGCAGGAGAACGTGGGCGGGATGCCGGCGGGACCGGAGCCGTACAACCCGTCCGGGCAGGAGATGCCCACCAACGGCGGCAACCTCGGCACCAACGCGGCCCCTTCGCCCGGTGATGTCGCCTCGCCCGCTGCGGAGGAGTACACGATGGTCCCGAACGTGAGCGGAAGCTCGGAGGAGCAGGTCGGACGGATCCTCGGAGGTCCCGGCCCGAGCCTCAGCCAGTTCGCGAACATGCCGACCCCGGACAACTAGAAGATGACGCCGTACAGGGAGCGCCGAGAGGCAGGGGAATACAGTCCGACAGGCGAGAAGACCGCGTCGACGACGACTGACAACCTCGGTGGGCTCGGCGCTCCACAGAAGGTCGAGCAGAAGCCGAAGACGAAGGCGAAGGCGACCAAGAAGTAGATGTCCGTCTTCTCGTTCAAGGAATACACGCCCCCGGCACGGTTCGACGACGTGCCGTGGACGGTGGCCCGTGTGCAGCAGTCGGCCACGGCAGGAGGGTCGTACGCGCAGATCGACGCGCTCACGCTCGATCCCGTCGACGACGATCCGGCGAACCCCCAGGTCCGCAACCTGACCACCAGCTTGGCGAGCAACACGCCGCAGCAGTGGTACCGGATCGTCTGGGCTGACGCAGCGTCGGGGACATCGCTTCCGACGGATCCGGTTCAGGAGTTCGGCTTTTCGGTGCAGCCGTTCACGACGGCCACCGACCTGTTCCGAGTCCTGAAGGTGCGGAGCCCGTCAAGCGACCAGACTGCCGCGGCGAACGGCTACCTGCTCACGGCGGCGCTCGAGATCATGGCCGAGATCGATCTCGTAGATCCGGGCGAACTGAGCGAAGCCGATGTCGCTCTGTGCGCGTCGGTGAACCTCGACCGCGCAGCCGACCTGTGGCGGCACACCGAGTCGGCACCCGGGATCCTCGGCGTCGTCGACGAGGCGGTGCCGTCCACGTTCGGGCGTTACTCCTGGGAGCGGTACGCGCAGCGTCTCGCCCCCGTGAAACAGCAGTGGGGACTCGCCTAGCCCGATGGCGACGATCGCCCAGGTCATGGACGCCATGGCCGACCAACTTGAAGACGTTCTGCAGCCCGTGTCCCCGGTCGTGCTGCATATCGAGCCGCGCGCCTTCTCGGTCGCGGAG